ATTCACTGACATGGTCTATCACGAGCATCCTTCTTATTTTACTATAAAAAGTGCTTGGAATATTTTGAAACAAGCCGGACTTGAGATCACAGATTTTGATGTGGTCAATTATCATGGCGGCAGTTTGCGAGTATTTGCTCGCTTGGACACAGGCGCTGACATGCCCACAAAGGTACATGAGGCCATACAACAAGAAACACACATGGGCTTGTTCAATCCAGAATTTTATCAGACACTACAGGGCATCTTCCAACGACAACGGGCCAAATGGTTGGGTGACTTTTATCAACTGCTGGAACAAGAACCCAATGCTGTGGTAATTGGTGTGGGTGCAGCAGCCAAGGCCAATACTTGGTTGCGTTGGCATGGACTTGATGCCACAGTGATCCGTTGTATCACAGATGCCAGCAGTCACAAGCAAGGCAAGTACACTCCACTGACTCGAATACCCATTGTCAGTGATGAAGAATTTGCTCGTTACGAAAATCCTTATGCACTCATACTGAGTTGGAACATTAGTTCAGCCCTGCGTGAAGTCATACTAAATATCAATCCTCGCACAAGATTTCTTTCCTTATGAAACACTACAATATCAATCACAATGCCGAAAAAGGCCTGGGCCAGTTCACCGATGAACGTGGTACTATCACTGACATGTTTTATTCCCGCACCATCAATCATGGTTGCATCATAACCAACTCACCCAAAGCCATACGTGGCAATCACTATCACAAATTGACCACACAATATACCTTGGTGCTGAATGGCAGTTTGAACTACTACAGCCGTCCTGTGGATTCGGATGAACCAGTACAGGTATTCACAGCCATACACGGCGACATGATCATCAGTGAACCCAACGAAATACATGCCATGCGTGCCGGTGAACATGGTTGTACATTCATTGCCTTTGCTGAAGGACCCAGAGGTGGCGAAGACTACGAAAGCGACACATATCGAGTGGAATCAATCATTGCAGGAGATTACAAATGAGAATTGGTATCATAGGACGTGGTACCGTGGGCTCGGCTGTGTATGAAGGTCTAGAATACCTAGGTCACAACATGAGCTTTTTTGATCTGGCCTATCCAGAAAGTGAATTGGCCGATGTGTTGAACACCGACGTGGTATTTGTCAGTGTGCCTACCAATCAATTGCCCAATGGAGATTGCGATGTCAGCATCGTAGAACAAGTCATCGGTGAGCTTGATCGGGCCGACTATGCCGGACTCGTAGCTATCAAGAGCACAGTGATTCCTGGCACCACCGATCGTCTCAGTGCCGAGTTTCCCAAACTGCGTATCTGCAATGTGCCAGAATTTCTACGTGCCAAGACAGCCTTGGCTGACTTCATACACAATCATGACTTGTTGATCATTGGTAGCACACGTGAAGCCGACTATGAAACCATCAAAAAAATACATGGTCCTTATCCCAAGCATGTATCCTGTGTGACGCCCACCGAATCCGAAGTGGTCAAGTATTTCAACAATGTGCATCACGCCATGCAGGTCACATTTGCCAACATCACCTATGAAGTGTGCAACAAGTTGGGTGCCAACTACATGAACGTGTACAATGCCATAACCAAACGCGATTGCATCAACAAGGCCTACTTGATGGCCAATAAAAACACACGTGGCTATGGCGGACACTGCTTGCCCAAGGATACCAGTGCCTGGAACAATTTAATCAAGCGACTGAACATTGATGCCAGTTTAATTCAAAGTGTGATCAACGACAACGAGAAATTCAACAAATGAAAATATTAGTGACTGGTGCCAGCGGCTTGTTGGGCACAGAAATCTGCCGCCAACTCAAACAAGATGTTGCCAATGAAGTCTGGGCTGTGGACAATCACAGCCGTAGCACTACCATTCCTCCTTGCGATAGATTCTTAGAATTAGATCTAACCAACGGAGCAAACTTTGAACAGTTGCCCCTGGACTTTGATTACATCTATCACTATGCAGCCATCAATGGTACTAAGAATTTTTACGAGCGTCCCAACCAAGTCATGTGGACCAACATGTGTACTGATTTCAACATGTTTGAATTTGCCATGCTGTGCAGAACAACATTGAAGAAATTTGTTTATGCAAGCAGCAGTGAAGTAGTGTCAGATGATCCTGAAACACCAGTCAAAGAAAACACAGACATCACAATCAAAAACATACACAATGCTCGTTGGAGTTATAGACTACCAAAAATCTGCAGTGAGAACTTCTTGGCCAACAGTGCCATACCCTACGTAATGTGCCGTTACTTCAATGTGTATGGCGACAATTCCAAGTCCGGACACTTCTTGGCCGATCAAATTGCCAAAATCAAATCTGGTGTATTTGAAGTTATAGGCCCAGATGAAACTCGCAGTTTCTGCCATGTAGAAGATGCTGTGCGTGCCACCATACATGCAAGTGGTTCTGTGGAAAATGAACTGATCAACATTGGAAACGACAGAGAAATTACCATTATGGAAGCTGCGCAGACCATTGCCACGGCCATGGGCCACACCAATCCAAACTGGACGACCACGCCCGGCAAGGCCGGTAGTACACCCAATCGCAGGCCAGATATCAGCAAACTGCAAAGTGTATTGACAGATTATTGTCCTAAAACTTTTGAACAAGGTGTCAAAGAGATTGTTGACAATATGAAATAATTGTTGTATAATAAAGTATGAAAAAAATCTATCATACTTGGCAAGACGTAGAAAGCCAGACACAAGAAATTCTACGACAGATTCACTCGGCCGCCTGGCGTCCTGACTACGTGGTTGGACTGACCCGAGGCGGACTGGTACCAGCCAACCTGATCAGCCAATATCTTGGTTGCAGGATGGAAACACTTAAGGTCAGCCTGCGAGACGGTAGCCAACAAGAAAGCAACTGTTGGATGGCCGAAGATGCGTTTGGTTATAGCGGTGACGACGGTTATCCAGCCGACTCACTGAAAAAAAATATCCTGATCGTGGATGACATCAACGATTCGGGTGCTACATTAAACTGGATACGCAATGATTGGATGAGCAGTTGTTTCAGCACCAGTCCAGTATGGGATCACATCTGGGGTCACAATGTTCGTGTGGCTGTGCTGGTTGACAACGAATCAAGCAAGTCAGAAATTCCAGTCAGTTACAGTGCAGTTGATCTAAATAAAGCTGAAGAAGATTGTTGGATTGTTTTTCCTTGGGAGGAATGGTGGCAAAAATAAAAGTAAGTGAAGTATTTTATAGCCTACAAGGCGAAGGTCGCTTTGTGGGTGTTCCCAGTGTGTTCTTACGCACCTATGGCTGTAACTTTACCTGTGCAGGATTTGGTTGTAAACCAGGCGAAAAATCAACAGGTGCCGATGAAGTGGCCGAGATGGTTCATATGTATCCCACATTCACGGATCTACCCTTGGTGGAAACTGGATGCGATAGTTATGCCTCGTGGCACCCAGCTTACAAACACCTGAGTCCTACACAGACCACAGAAGAATTGGTAGAACGCATGTTGGCACTCACACCCAACAACATGTGGACACAGAACAATGGCAACGATGTGCATCTTGTGATCACCGGTGGCGAACCTTTGTTGGGCTGGCAACGTGCCTACAGTGAACTGTTGAACCACCCACGCATGGCAGATTTAAAGAACATCACATTTGAAACCAATGGTACCCAAGAACTGCACAAAGACTTCCGCCACTTTTTGTTGAACTGGACCTTGAATTCCAAGTTTGGTAAGTTTGGTAAACGTGGTCCAGGAGCACTTACATTCAGTGTCAGTGCCAAGTTATCGGCGTCGGGTGAGAAGTGGGAAGATGCTATACGTCCTGATATTGTTATGGATTATGCCGACATTGGGCACACTTATTTGAAATTTGTGGTCGAGACCGATGAGCATATCCACGAAGCCATACGTGCCACAGATGAATATCGTAGAGCAGGATTTGCAGGTCCAATCTATTTGATGCCACAGGGCGGTGTTGTTGAACCGTACGATCGAAACAAACTACGCATAGCAGACATCTGTTGTGCGCAGGGTTGGAACTACAGTCCAAGATTACATGTGGATCTTTGGGGCAACGGTTGGGGAAAATGATAGAAACACAACAAAGAACTCTAGCCAGAATGATCAGCTACAGGATAACTGCATGGTCATTTACAATTTTTTACACCTGGTTGTTTACTGGCAACATCACGGCAGCCACAGGATTTGCCACAGTGTTACATATCTTGCTCAGTATTGACTATTACATACACGAACGCATCTGGCTCAAAATCAAGTGGGGCCTCAAGTGAATATTGGATTTATTGGTCTAGGCAAACTGGGACTGGACTGTGCCGAGGTGTTTGCCGAACATTACCGGGTACGTGGCTATGACATAGAACCCAGGACCAGTGGTAGTGTAGAAATTTGTGACATACAGGAAGTCATACAACTCAGCGACTGGATTTTTATTGCAGTGCCGACTCCGCACGCGGCTGAATACGATGGCAGTTTGCCCACTAGCCACTTGCCAGCCAAGAACTTTCTATATGACGCAGTACAACAGGCCTTGGTCAAGGTCAATCACTATGCAACCACGGCCAAACATGTGGTGCTTATCAGCACAGTATTACCCGGCACCTGCAGACAGCAGTTGGCTGGCCTGCTGAACGAACAACACAGTTTTGTGTACAATCCTTATCTTATAGCCATGGGATCAGTCAAGTGGGACATGGTCAATCCTGAAATGATCATGATCGGCACAGAGAATGGTAGAGACGACGGTGTGGCCGCTGAACTGGCGGCTGTGTATCAGCCCATGATGCAGAACCGTCCTAGGATCATAACCGGCACTTGGGAAGAGTGTGAATGCATCAAGATTTTTTACAACACATTTATCAGTGCCAAACTCAGCCTGGTCAATATGATACAGGACTTTGCTCAACGCATTGGCAACATCGATGTGGACTGTGTGACCTCAGCTTTGTCAGCCAGCACACAACGCATCATGGGGCCCAAATACATGACCGCCGGCATGGGCGATGCTGGTGCTTGTCATCCTCGAGACAACATCGCCCTGCGTTGGTTGGCTGAAGAATATGACATTGGCTATGACTTGTTTGATACCATCATGCAGGCACGCGAATGTCAAGCCCGAAACCTAGCAAACTTTTTGGTCATGCAAGCACAAAAACACAACTTACCTATAGTCATACACGGCAAGGCCTACAAGCCCGATGTGGCCTACTGCATTGGCAGCTACAGCACCTTGGTGGGCTTTTATGTCGCTGAAACAGGGCATTGTTGTTACTACATTGATCCTCTTGCCGACGATACTGTGGACGTGTTGCACGATTTTGATCGGCCGGCTGTGGTCTTGATGGCACACAATCGTGCAGTTACATACAGCAATGTGACTGGTGATCACCAGGATCATTTTTATTATGACATCCAACCAGGCAGCGTGATCGTGGATCCATGGCGTCGACTTCCGGTTGACATGCCGGGTGTCACTGTCATACACTATGGAAATACTAGAAAACAATGAGTCCTATTCCGGAATACGTTCATGTCACTTCAGACCAAGATGCACTGTTTTACATACGTGCAGAATGGCAGTTGTGTCGTGTGAAATGGCCTTGTCGTTGTGAGATCTCTAGACGCATGTTGTGGCCAGGTACCCAGGCCTATCGCGGAAGGGCCATGTACACAGGGCCTGGAAAACCGGTGTTTGAAACCCGCTGGCACGATCGACAAGAGCACATCGTATGGCAATTAAAGGAGTAACAAATGGGAATACTAGATAAATTTTTTAAAAAGAAAAAGCCTGTGGAGATCAAACCCGAAACACCACGGCCTAAAAAGAAATCAGAAAAAGAACTGGCCACCGAACGTGGCGAGCCTTATGTGACCATACTCAGCATGGAAATTGATCCAGAAAATCTGCAATCGGGCAGTTTTGAACTGGATTGGAACGAAAAGTTTGTGGCCAATTTGGTGCGTGCTGGATATCAGATGAATGCCAAAGACACTGATGCCGATATCGTTGATCGTTGGTTTACCACTGTTTGTCGCAACGTGGTCATGGAGACCTACGAACAATATGAAGCCATGAATCCCGAACGTGATCGTGTAATCAAGACCAGGAATATAGGCGATGGGAGATCAGAAGTATCATGATATTCAATCACATCAAACAACTACACGCTGAAGGCAAAAAGATCGGCATCACATTTTCAACATTTGACATGTTGCATGCTGGTCACATAGCCATGCTAAGTGAGGCTAAGAATCATTGCGACTATTTGATTTGCGGCCTGCAAACTGATCCCACTATTGATCGACCTGATACCAAAAACAAACCAGTACAAAGCATTGTGGAACGACAGATACAGTTGGCCGCTTGTCGTTATGTGGACGAAGTGGTTGTATATCAAACCGAACAGGACCTCGTGGACCTGTTGTTGATCCTGCCAGTGGATGTGCGTATCCTGGGTGTGGAATACGAAGACAAAAACTTTTCAGGCGCACAAGAATGCCACCGGCGTGAAATTGAATTGGTATTCAATGGTAGAGATCACAGTTTTAGCTCATCGAGTCTTCGCAAACGTGTAGCACAGGCCGAAAGTGAACGCCTGTTGAAGAACGGTCCACCAGAACCAGATCTGGCGCTCAGTACTAAATCACTGGGCTGGTAGAATCCAAACACCATGAACCTATACATCAACGGTGACAGTCACACTGCAGCAGCTGAAGCTGTGGTACCGCATGCATTTGCCGAGGACGATCCAGATCTATTCGAGCTTGGGAGACAACCACACCCTGCAAATTTTGCAGTGAGCTGGGCTCGACAATTGGGCATACTCATGGGAGCCCGATTGCACTGTGATGCAGAAAGTGCCAGTTCAAACACCCGCATATTGAGAACTACCCGGGCCTGGTTGGAAAAAAACACTCCTGATTTGTTGATCATACAGTGGAGTACCTGGGAACGACAGGAGTGGTTGTTGGATGGCGTCTATTACCAGATCAATGCTTCAGGACAAGATCAAGTGCCAGAAAGCCATCAGCACATCTACAAAGAATTCGTCAGCACTGTGGACTGGCCTTTGTGTACCAAACAAGCACACGAGGATATTTGGCAGTTCCACCTGGAGTTGCGGGCCAGCAATATTCCGCATGTGTTTTTCAATGGCAACAATGATTTTTCTCGCATTGCACAAAAACAAAACTGGCACATGAACTATCTAGCACCCTATGATCCCAGCCAGACCTTTGATAGCCTTTTACGCCAAAATGGACATGAACCCCGGCACAACAGCTGGCATTTTGGCAAGGATGCTCATAGCTTTTTTGCCCAATTTATGTTACAATACTGTATTGACCACCAATTCTTTTAAGGCCCAATATGAAGTATGTGCTGATTGACACAGCAAATTTGTTTTTCCGTGCCAGACATGGCGCATTCCGTGCGGCTGATACCTGGGAGAAAGTGGGCTTTGCCCTGCATGTGACCTTGATGGCTGCCAACAAAATGGCCCGTAGATTTGAAGCTGATCATGTGGTGTTTGCCTTGGAAGGACGCAGTTGGCGCAAAGACCTTTACAAACCCTACAAAAACAACCGTGCCGTGGCCCGTGCAGCATTGTCCGAGGCCGAGCAAGAAGAAGATAAAATGTTCTGGGAAACCTATGATGCCCTGACTAAATACTTGAGCGATAGGACCAACTGTAGCGTGATCCGTTGCCCTACCGCAGAAGGCGACGACATCATAGCTCGCTGGATCGCATTACATCCCCAAGACGAACATGTAGTAATTTCAAGCGACACAGACTTTGTGCAGTTGCTTGCAAAAAATGTTAAACAGTACAATGGTATTACAGATGAGTTACACACCATAGAAGGAATCTTTGATGCTAAAGGTAAACCAGTTATTGACAAGAAAACAAAAGAGCCTAAGACTATTCCTGACCCGCAGTGGCTTCTCTTCGAGAAGTGTATGCGCGGTGATTCAAGTGATAATGTGTTCTCGGCATTCCCTGGCGTCAGGACGAAAGGTACCAAAAACAAAGTCGGCTTACAAGAAGCGTTTCTTGACAAGGATAAAAAAGGTTACAGTTGGAACAACCTTATGTTGCAAAGATGGAGCGACCCAGACGGTGTTGAGCATCGTGTCCTAGATGACTATGAACGCAATAGGACCTTGATCGATCTCACTGCACAGCCAGCGGACGTCAAGACCACAGTAGATGCTGCTATCACAGAACAGATCAGCCACAAGGATGTGGGACAGGTAGGAGTAAGGTTCATGCAGTTCTGCGGCAAGTATGAACTCAACAAGTGCAGTGAAAACGCTGAAAGTTTTGGGCGATGGATGAATCAAACATATCAAGGAGTACTCAATGACCATAGTAGCTAAGACAGTGATTGACAAACAGTTTTGGATCCTGCAAGAGGACAATCGCAAGATTGGAAATGTGGAGGCTTGCCGGGATGGCTACCAGGTGCGTATCAACAATCAGGTGGCACAGTTCAAAACCATCAGGATGTTGCAACAACGAGTCAACATCAAATTTGAACACATACCCAAAATCGCCAAGCCTCGCATTGGTCATGAAGTGCATGGATATCCCACTGCTGGTCGGGCCCACAACGGAATCTGGAATGTGCCCAGCAAATTGCCTTTGTTTACCAAGACTACCAAGAGCAAGAGTTGGTACGCCGCAGGGTGGTATGCTGTGAAACAAGGACGCCATTGGGAAACTGTGCAAGATCCCAAACTCATAGTGTTGCAACGCTATCCGTATCATGGACCATTTTTAACCAAGGAGATTGCCGATGAGCATACACCTACAAAAGTTTGTTGATCGAGTGCGTGGCTTCGAGGCCCGCGGTGCCAAAGAGTTTACCATGAGCATACAAGATGCCAAAGACATGCATGCAGATATCACCCGCATGCTGATAGATCTGCAGACTTTGCGTGAAAATGCGGCGGCCCAGGCGCAAGAACCCGAAGTTATCACTGTGCAAATGGACGGTGGTACATTCTAAATATACATATATTTTTGCATAAATAAATGTATGAGTCGTCCCAAGCCACAAGTGCTAGTTGAACTAGCCAACAAATCAACTTACAAAACTGAACAGGTGCTGGCCAGTGAGGGCATCTGGGCAGTGTTCTACAATGGCGAGCCCATCAACCTCAAAACCAGCAACCTCCTGGTGCAATATCCCGGACCCAAATACAAAAAAGTTTCATTCAGCAATCCCGGCCATGCCAAGAATCTGGCTCGCAAACTCAACACACAATTCCGCACCGACAAATTCACCGTGGTGCTGTTAAAGTCCGGCGACCAGATCTATCCTTGATGTGCGTGACAAACAAAAACTCACACTAGAACTGATCCAGCTGTTGCCCGATGAGCAAAGCATCAGCGTAGAATCGGCCATGAACATCTGGTGGTTCAATTTGAGAAAAAATGGTGGCATGAGATTGACCAGCACAGGATTTGATACCTTTGTGAAAAAACTCGAACTGGAACACTACAGTTATCCCATTGACAATCCCATGCTGTTCAATCATGAAACCATACTGGACCTGGATAGAAAGATGCAGATGCCCTACTACATACATGCCGCCAAAGGTGTTCCAAAACGCATTGTATTTTTTGGCAGCAAGGAAGCA